CCAAGCCCGCTCTCTTTCTCCTAGCTGAGGAACAGCGTTTTGTTGAGGTCGTTGAACATAATTTTGATAGTTGGTTTGTTGCTCTGCTTGAACATTTTGTTGATATTCTAGTTGAGCTTTTGAAGTAGTTACTTTGTTTTCTTCTACTGCTATTTTTGCTAAAACTTCTTGAGCTTTGGCAACCTTTTCATAATCTGCAACTTCATGCGCATTTTTTAAGGCCGCTAAAGCTTGTGCTTTTTGAGACTTTAGCCTACTTTCTGCTTCTTGTAGATAAGATCTATCTAAGCTTGAAGATCTAGTTTTAAGCTGTTGATTTTCTTCTGCAATTCTTTTTGCATACTCATAAGCAGATTCTTGGCCTCTTTCAGCTTCTCTTAATTTTCTAGTAAGCTTACTAATTCTTTTTTGGACTTTTTCAGAATCGTCTTCTAATTCATCTTCTGCCTTTTCTTTTGGCTCTTCAGACACATCTTCAATAGCTTTTTCAGCCTCTTCATCATTTTCTTCTTTTGGCGCTAGATCTGCAATTTTACCGCTAGGTTTTTCCTCTGGTAAATCTACTTCAACAATCTCACCCTCATCAAACATTTCTTCTTTTTTTGCTTCTTCTGACATATTTGCTCCTTATACTGCAAGGATGTCATTAGGATCTAAAATGGTAGCTATCACTTCGTCATCATTAATGATTCTACATTCAGATTCATCACCTAACTTAAAGCGAGCGCCAGCATATCTTCCTATCAACACCCATTGTTTTTCCTGACACCAAGCCTCAGCAAACTTGCTAGAGTCTTTGTAGCAATCAGGACCCATTTTAACAACATACCCTACAACCGTTGCTAGAGATTCTCTGTCAACTGTTGATTGTACTAAGTGGATTCCACCTTCTGTTACTGCCTTACCTTTGTATGGAAGAATAAGTATTCTCCATCCAGTCGGTTGAGGCATTCTTTCTAAAATTGATTTATCTAAAAGAGTAGGATCTAAAACTCTTGCACTTTGCTCTACATAAGGAATTGATCCCTCGGTAGGAGAAGTTTCTTTTTCTTTCTTCTTAGCTTCGTTTTTGGTTTTGGTTTCTTGTTCTATTGCTTTAGCAACATGGTCAGGTACGTGTATCTTCGGCATCTTCTTGTATTTTTCCCAGCAGCTCCCTAAATGAATTTTCTGCGTCAACGAGAGAGCTGTAACGTCCACACAGATACTGATATTGTGCAAAGTCTTTAGCCCCAGCTAAAATAACATCCTTCACACCTTCTTTTTGAGCCTCAAGTTCTTTTAAAAACTTTTGGCTTATCCAAACTACTGACACTTAATAAATGCCAGAAAACTTGCCACCATATTCGGCAGCGCCCATACCTCTAGCTTTACCTTTTCCCATTCCAGGTTTAGGTGTTGTATTGGCATCAAAAGTTCCTGCATCTGTTTTTAAAGGAGCAAGACCTTTATTACTGTACCTAGCTTTATTCTTGGTTACAGTTGGAGTTTTTTGTTGTGATATCTCAGTTCTTTTTATCATGTTGTTTATTATCTTGGTTAAATAAATTATTTGCAAGTTTTTATTTACCTTGCCCTCTATATTTTTTTCGCCGTTGATTTTTATTAGTTCCAGCGCCATCACTTAAACGACTATTGCCGATAGATGTTTTTTTCTTAATACGAGTAATTTTTTCTTTCGTCCAGCTTTTTGGCATCTTGTTTTTTTAACTCTCTTTCTTTAAGCAATAACATCAAGTCATGCCATCGGTACATGCGTTTATTAACGTCATCCCAATACCAACCTTTAACTGTTTTTGTTTCTGGCATCTAACAATTTAAATCTAGCTTGTTGTTCTAATCTTGCTCTAGCAGTTTCATCTCTAAGCTCTGCTATATCTTCTTGCGCATTAATTCTTTCTCTATCAACATTTATTCTTTGTTGCGCTTCTTGAATTTTTCTTTGTTCAGCTGCTAAAAATTGTTGCTGTTCTATAGATAACTCTTGACCTTTTAGAGCAAGTTCTTGTTTTCTAATTGCAACTAATGGATCTTCATCTTGAGGAGATGAAACTTTTTGATTGTACTCTACCAACAACTCAGCAAGTATTGGGGCTGAGAATTGCGCCAGTATGTCGCCTGCTTGAATAGATAAGTTTTGTGCTTCTTCTGGTGATGCTTGTTGAGCCTGTTGTTGTAACTGTTGGAACTGTTGCATAACCTCTGGTGGCATTTGTTGTTCACCCAATATATCTGCCTTCATTTGCAAATGTTGCATGATATGAGAATGTATCAAAGCTTGAACTTGAGCGTTCATTTGAACAGGTGGTGTATTTAACAAAGACATATGAATAGCAATATGTGCATCATGATTTTGTTGTGGGAATGCTTGAGCTTGCTGACCTAATAACAATTGATTATTTTCAAAACCAGCTTCAATAGGAAGTGGATCTGTCGGAGGTGGTGGTGTAAGTATTTGTTCTACGTTATCTACACCAATCGCTGCATACATTCTTTTATAAGCTTCGTAAGTACCGTTAGGCCCATGAACTTGTGGGTTAGATTGTACTAACTGCATCATTTCTTGCGCCATCGCAATTCTTTGCGACTGACTAAATATATCTGGATTGGAAACAGGAAAAATATCAACTCTTTCATCAAAGTCAGATAACTTAATTGTGGTTTCGTTATTTGCTACTGCATAAGGATATTCTTGTGGCAAATATTCTTGAAACACTTGCGATAATATTCTAAATTCTTTCTTTTGAGAGTTATGCAATCTTTTATGAATAGCAGATAAAACTTTTGTAGATCTTTCTAATAAGGCTAATGTAGTGCCTACAGGAGCGTTTGGATTACCTTGTCCTGTATTTATTTCTGCAATAGATGCAAATTTTTGACCAGAATTAACTAACATGTTTAACAACTGAAGCAAGGTTCCGCTTGGTTCTTTAAATGGTAACGGTTGTATTGAATCTCTAAGAGATCCTCCAGGCGCATCAACATCTCTAAACTCTCCTGGTTGTATAGGAGTATCTTCATCTCTAATTCTAATACCTCTAGTTTTAAAACCAGCAGGTAAGTTTGCTAAAGTTCCTGCATCAATTAACTGTCTCATGATTGAGGTAGATGCTTTAGATAAACCACCAATCATGTGAGTTAAACCAAATCCGTAAAAACCTAAACCAGGTAAGAATTTAAAATGTACAAAGTATTCTATTTTGTTTTTCAGTTCATCATCTTCTTTGTAGTTTCTTCTAACCGATAATATTTCATTTGAATTAGCATCTATGGTAACGATATAAGGAAGTTTAATTCCAGTCATTTCGCCTTCTTCGTCAACGTCTTCGTAACCGTCAATATCTAAATTACAATGAACTTCATATAAAACAGATACCTCTCCATCATCGTAAGATGGTTCCATTCCAGAAAGCTTGTCTATTTCTTCTTTAACACCAGAATAGTTTTCTGCGTTATTACCACTTTCTAAATCTATCTTTCTATAAAAACCTACTGCTTGTAATTTTCTAACTTCGTTTTCTGATATTTTTACAACATTAGTAATTCTAGGACAGGTTTCTAAATCGGTTGTGTAGTAAGGAACAATTAAATCTTCAGGCGCAATAAACTTAGATACAGCTCTACCTAAACTTTCATCATAATAAACTTTCTTAAATGCAGACCCTGCTAGTGGTAAATAAAATAATAGTTGGTCTAATTCTTGATCGAACTCTTCCATTACATGAGTAATTTGATAGTTCATAAATTCTTTAACTCTTTGTGCTTGTTCTTCTACTAAAGAATCATAAGCTCCTATTACTTGAGTTTTAACTGGACCACCTGACGGCAAAAGTTCTTTGTAAGCTTGAGCTTGGAAGGTTGTTACAGCTTCACCTAATAATGGATGTATCACACCAGATGCACCTGCAAAAGGTTCAGATCTTTCGGCATCAAACTTCATGCCTAAATATTTCAATCCATCAGTATAAGTTTTTTCCCAATCTTCTCTTGAGGCTTTATCTTTCTCAATACCAGCCATTAACTCATTTGATATATTTGCTAGTTGTTGATCGTCTAAGATTTCAGCTAAGTTTTCGTCAAAGCCTGTTTCTACTTCTTCGGTCATGGTTTCGCCTAAAATAGCGCTACCATCTTCTTGCATTTCAAAACCTTCGGTTCCTGATTCCATAATTGCTTCAATAGCAACTTTCATATTTTCTTGGCCAAGCGGCACTTGATTCTCTTCGTTTAAAACCGTTGGATTAATTTCTTTTTCTATTGCCATTAGTGTAGTACTCTTTTTTCTTCTTTCTCAATCATAGAGCTTGGGAATGCATCAACCAAAGTGCCAACAATTTTTAAATTAAAACGTGTAGCTTCTTTTTCTGCTTGACTCCAGTTTTCTGAAATAATGCATGGGCCACAAAATGTTGTACCTTCATCCTCATATTCTGTAAGAAATATTAATAACATCTTAATAGTATACCCTCTTTACTGGCGCTTTCTCTCTATCTTCGTAATCATCCCCAAGAGAAACTAAACCACCTTCTCTAAATCTCATTAAAGCTTGAGTCATAGTATCGCATAGGTCATCATTTTTACCAAAGGGAAATGAAGCACATTCCTCTATCATTTCTTCTGCAAATTTTTTTTCGGGTGCATAAACCAAACCAGACTCAAAGATAGGTGCAACTGAGTGCATTCTTGTAGATTTGTCATGTCCTCTGGTTGGAGAGTAATTAACGACAGGTATACCTAATCTTCTGAGTTCGTGAGTTAAGGGAGTACCCGAAGCTTTTGCCTCAATCAATACCATATCAGGTTCCCAATATTGATATTCTTCGTAAGCTACTCTTTTCAATTCTGGAAAATCCCAACGATCTTTCTGCGCATCTAATAATATGATGCAATCAGGAGAATCGGGTGTAGGTTTAAATACACCCCACGTTGAAATAGCTGAATAGTCTGCTGTTTCTTTTTTACTAAAAGCCGTATCGTAGCTTTGAATAATATAACTTACTGGAGGCAAAGTTTCGCTTTCCCAAGCATTCCACCACTCTCTTTTGACAATAGAACCTTCTTCAGAGGTAGGTGTTTGCATCCATTGTGCATTCCATTTTTGCACAGGTAAAGAAGCTTTTACTTTTTGTAATTCTTCTATAGACCAAAACTCAGGCCATAAAGGATTGTTTGTTTCAGGAAAGATAGCTGGAAACTCTACAACTTCCCATTGGTCAGCTGAAGATTCTTTTTGTGATTCTAGCAACTTAGCCGTTAGATCAATTGAACTCCAACGCGTCATCACAAGAATGATAGCTCCACCAGGCTGCAAACGCTGCCTAGGTCCAGAGGTGTACCATTCCCAACAGGCTTCCATAGCCGTAGGACTCAAAGCGTCTTGCTCTGAATGAGGATCATCAATAATAAGTAGATCCGCACCTCGACCTGTAATAGCTCCTCCTACACCCGCTGCGAAGTATTCTCCGCCTTTGTCAGTTTCCCAACGACCCGCTGATTTAGAGTCTGCTCGTAGTTCTACTTTAGGAAAGATCTGTTTGTATTCTTCAGCATCCATCATGTTACGAACTTTACGACCAAACCTTACAGCTAACTCACCTGTATGAGTTGTCTGCATAATTTTTCTTCTTGGCTGCTTACCCATAATCCAAGCTGGAAAATAAGTAGAACAAAATTCAGACTTGGTGTGACGAGGAGGCATGTTAATAATAAGTCTGTTGCATTTACCATTAGCAACATCCTCTAACTTTTCTGCAAATATTTTATGATGACGGCCACAAATAAACTCAGGCCACATGTGATCAATAAACTCTAGAAATGTTTCTTGACAACCTTGTTGTTTTTTTAATAACTCAAGACGTTCTTTGAGTATAAGTGTTTCTTTAATCTCTTGATCAGAAAGATGTGCTAAGTTCAAAAGTTTTTACCAAATTTTAAATTAAACTCTGGGCCTCTTTGTGAGTTAAGTCCTAGTCCAGCATTAACAAAATATCCCGTATTTGGGTTGTTGTACATATAATCCAGTTGTCCTTTAGCATTTAATAGATTATCAACTACAGCTCTCGCTTGAATGGTTTGAGCGTTACCAACAGACATACTGGGTAAGTTATAACTTACAGATCCTGTGGCTTCTCTTCCAGATGTTTTTCCTGCTTGTATTGAAAATGGCCCTATATTTTGGTTGTATTTAATTTTATCTTGCGTATCTCCTAGCTCATTTATTTCAGATTGCAAATCTATATTTCCATATTTTCCTCTATTTGAATACCTAAGATTTAAATTTCCTGTAAAGTCTCCATCATCTGATTTGTACGCATCTAAAGTTACGTTAGTGTTTGGGGCTACATTAAATCTTTTATCAAAGCTTGTTCCGTAATTATTTCTTCTTACATCAACAGGTAGATTTAAATCATCTAACAAACTATTAATATAATTTGTTGAAAACTTTCTTGCTCTGTTTTCAATATTAGCTCCAGGATCATCTGATTTATAAATATCCATTAAGTCATCTTTGTATTTAAAATCAAATTGATTAAAAAGATTTTTTTCTATAGAGTCTTGAAATGCTGTTCCATACAAGTCTTTTAAAATATCATCTATTTCTTCGCCTGCATTTAATCTTCTCGCAGTTTCTTCTGACTTACTTTCATCTACAGGGCCACCTGTATTGTAACTTTTAGGATCATACAATTCTGAAACATATTTTATTCTATCTTCAGTCGATTTAATATCTCTGTTGTATCTATTTAATCTTTCAGCGTATTTATTAAGTTGAGTAGCACTATTGTTTTCAACATAGTTTTGTTTTTCTTTATGTAAAGATTTTAATTTTTTTATTAATGGAGCTGTGTGTTTTCTTACTGCTTGCGCTCTTTGCAAAGGATTCATAGAAAGTGCTGTCATAGCTAATATTATAGCTTGGCGTTCAGCTCCTTCAGATCCAACTGGACTGGTGCCAACTTCTTTGATTAAAGTATCTAAATCATTTGGCTTTATAGATCCAACATCAGGTGGGTTTGGCAATATGGTTTTATTTAATTCATTTAAGGATTCTTGTATACCTACAGGCCCTCCAAATCTAAATGCATCAATACCTTTTTCTTTAACCAGCTTTCTTATCTCGTCATCAATCTTGACGTAGGTGCCATCAAATTTATTTTCAGGCCCCTTAAACTCTATATCTTTAGGTTTTAAAACATAATCTTCAGGATTTACACCAAGTTCTTTGAGCATTTTATCTATTTCATTTTCGCCTTCTTTAAAAACTCCTTGTAGTAATTTATTGTCTCGACCACCTTCTTTGCCTAATCTTTTTGCGGCTGAATCAAAATACATACCATCTTTGCCTTCTTCTACAGCTTTTAAAAAGTTAGCCCTTAAAGGCAATTTCATGTAGTTGGTTCTAGTGCCTTTTGCATAAGGATCAATAGGGTAGCCTTTTAAAAAATCTGTTTTTGGTTTTATTGCTTCTTTAAGTATTTTTATTCCGTTGCCAATATCAAAAGTCATTTCATCATTATTTACAACTTCTTCAAAATATCTTAAAGCCCTGTCTTCTGGTGTTCCTGGTCCATACTTTTGTCTTACAGCAGGAGAGCCAGGTTTAATCGCTTCTAACTCATAAAATATTTCATCCAAACTTTTGCCAAGCGATTCGGTAAATTTTTTCCCTGTTGCATCTTCTAAATCTTTTGTAGTTAAACTATATTTTTCAATCTTGTCTATATTTGGAGTTATTTTTTTATCCAGCAAATTATCTTTTTTCTTTTTGATGTTTTCTAATTCATCTAAATCATCAGCCAACGAAGGAGAGTCTAAAGTCAATCCTTTTTCTTTTTGTATGTTTTCTATTTCATTTTGTTTTTTTGCTTGCGCTCTAACCAATTTATTGACTTTTGGGTAAAATCTGTTGTATTCCTCCAAACTTTTTTTCAAAGCAACTACTTTCTTGCCATCAACATACGGACTTACAGGCACATCCTTTTGTGCTTGTGTAACAGCTTTTTTTAATTCTTCAAAAACTTCAAGAGGTAACTTTTCATCTATATTTTCTGTTGTATAATTACGGGCCTTAAACCCTGTTACGGCTTCTTTTTCAGCATCTTGAATAAATTTTGTACGAAGTTCTTCGGGAGATTTAATTTGAGGATATTTTCTTGCAGTTTTAATAGCAAAGTTAAAATTATCTCCTAATGTATTTCTTACAAAATTTCCTGCAACAGTATCGGTAGATAAAATATCAACTATATTATATATTTGACTGTCAGCGTTGCTTTTTGCAAGCTGACCTACTTCTTCTCCATAATCAGATTGAATCCTAGCTACGTTTAAAAGATTATCTCCACCTATAAATTCTTTAACTTTTTCAACTTCAGGAACGTCTGGCAATTTAAATTCTGTTGTACTATCAAAAACAAAATGGTCTTTGTGAGGCTTGTCTTGATAGTGATCATACTGTTTTCTATCTATACCCCTTACATGAAAAGTATTTTCTTTAATATTTTTAAACTCATCTCCTAGATCTTTTATTTGTCTTGCGTATTGATTACTGCTGACCAACCTTTTGCTTATGGCTCCTTGTTGATTATCTTTTATATAGTTAGCTAATCTTTGTCGAGTTATTTTATCTAAAGGGTTTCTAGATCTTATTTCATCAAAAAGCTTTGGATGTATCTCATCTGCTTCGTCTATTATATTTAATAACCTTAACTCACCTTTAGGAACACCAGCTTTCTCTAATTCATTTATATAAGTTATTAATTTAGCTTGATTGGGTAATTTTTTACTTGTATTAATAAATTTAGCGGCTTTGGATGTTAGGCCTTGGTTTTTAACTTTTGTGCCTGTATACATCATCTCTTCTAAAGACAAGGGCTTAAATTCTTCTACTTTAGGTACAGGTACATCTTTGACAGCCTCTTCTACAACTTCAGCTGTTTCTGTTTTTATGGGTACGACTGGAGTATCGACAATAGGGTCTATTGCTTTTACAGCTTTAGCACCACGAAACAGTCTAAATAACGGTAATAAACTAATAGCACTAAGACCAGATAAACCGTAATTTCCTAGTGCGCCAAGAAAGTCTTTTTCAGCTACATTTTTTGCGCCTCTAGCACCAAACTCACCTACTTCATAAACTGCAAGTGCGTCTCCGATTCCAGGAGATATACTAATCGCTAATTGATCTACAAATGGAAGTTCCTCAAAATCACGATAAGCCTCACGAATGTTACCTTCGGATGCTGCCTTTTTAAGGTTTTCTAGTACTTCTGCTCTGTTTGCCATTAAAGTAATTCAGGTTGATAGCCTTCTAGCTGTTTTAATATTTTTTCTTCGTTAATGCTCAATTCTTTAAATGTATCGCTAGATTTTTTCATGAGTTTTCTGCCTGCAAGTTCTCCCACTCTATCTTCGGCTTGCCCTCTTTTAAAATCTACTTGAGCTTGACGTTTTCTTTGTCTAATTCTTTGTAAGGAATCATACAATCTTTTAGCTTTTTTTGCAGATAATCCTGCTTTAATAAAAGGACCCCCTGCTAAGGCTGCATAATCTACTGGGTCTGTTGGATCAAAAAAGATATCGGTAACATCTTTAACTGAAATGGATTCTTCTGGGGGGCTATCTAGTTTTTTTTTTCGAGATCTGCAAGGATGTCGTCAAGAGACTCTTGTTGTTGTCTTTGTTGAGGCTGTTGAGTTCTTCCTCTTCCAGCTTCTATCATTCTATCGACTCTTGGGTCTGTTTCTTCAGGTCTAAATAAAGGCATGTCAGGACCCATTAACATAGAGAAAGGTTGCATGCCTTGCTCAGCATCTAGATCTTGCATTCTTTGATTTTCCATTTCTTGATCGTAAGCTGATCTTGCTCTGCTTACATACTCATTAATATTAGCGCCGACTTCGTTGGCTTTGTTTTTTGCAAGATTTATTACCGAGCCTACATCCATTCTTAATTGTGCAAGATCTCTTCCAAAAGCTTCAGGACTCATGATTCCTATATTTTCTTCTGAAAAAGGTTCTCTAAACATTTGAGTACCGTCTGCTAAAGTAGCAACGCCTAAACCTCCGCCTGCTATAATTGCATCCTCAGTATTTCTGATTCTGTTTAAATCTCTTGCGCCGTAAGTAAGACCGCCTGGCTGTCCTCTGCCTGGAGATCCTAAAATTCTATCGCCAATACCAGGCATCATTCTATCTGGAAGATTTTTACCAGCATTTCTACTTAAAACTTGTCTGCTAATATTAGCAGCCCTTCCCATAAGAGGTCCTCCAAATGACATCATCATTCTTGGTTGACCTTGCATTTGGTTCATTACAGGAGGTGCTATTCTTTCTTCTGGCATAACAGGCATTCCAAGATCTAAATTAGGAATTATATCTGGAGCTACGGCTGGAGGTCCTGGTATTCTTGGGAATGATCTTGTGTCTACTACAGGCATTTTCTGTTGCAATCTACGAAACAGACCAGACAATCCGCTAAGTTTTTGAGGCATCCTACCTCTAAAGCGCATGTCTCCCATTTCTGGCATAACAGGAACTCTAGGCATAGGTTGTGGAGCCATAGGCATAACAGGTGCTATTTGACCTCTTGCTTTATTTTTTATTCTACTAAAGAATCCCATTTGAAAATAATATATTAATTAGATGGTAAAACCAAGTGCGCCTTCGCCCATTCCAAACATTTCTTCTGCCATTTCTAACTCTTCAAGAGTCATACCGATTTGCTGGAGGAATTGTTCTACTTGTTCTTC